CGTGCTGAAGCTGTCCCTGTTCCAGCACGCCAAGTCTTTTTTCGAGCGTATCCATCCGCTTGTTCTGGGCATCGTCGGGGGCCTGTGCCTTTTTGATGTACTTATGGATGATGTCCAGCACCTTGTCGATCGTGATGGCCGCAGCGCACAGGCTGCCAAGGATGCCAAGCACCCACAGCAAAGCTTCTTTTTCGGTCATTTGCCCTCCCGGAGACGGGTCAGACCCTTCTTGCGGATGATGCTGGGGTAGTTGAGGGTGGTCACATTGAGGTCAACGTTGCCACTGATGCCCGGCACAGCGCCCTTGCTGGTGTGCTGGTGAGCGTTGTAGTTAAAATCCACCTTCGGGGTCTTGCCGGTGTAGTCGGCAAGCCACACGTCCCACCGAGAGGACAGCCGAGCCATGTCCAGCTCGTACTTGTAACCGGTGTAGGTGTACAGTTGGGCGTAAAAGCCCATCTTTTCCACCTGTTCCAGCGCATAGGCGGTGAGGTTGGTGAGGTCGAGGGTGCTCATTTGCTTGAGCTTGTTTTCCTCCACGTCCACGCACACGGGCATGGTGAGCTCTTTGCCCCGCACAGCTTCTCGCACAAGGGAAAGCTCTGCATCGGCCATTGCTTCGTTGGTGGCGTAGGTATAGTAGTAGACACCCACGTCCAGCCCTGCCGCTTTGGCGTTGCGGTAATTGTCCTCAAAGGTCGGGTCGATGTACAGGCCGTCTGCCCGCTTGGAGAGCTTGCGGTTGGTGGATACCGTCTTGAGCATGACGCCCTTGTAGCCCGCCGCTTTGACCTTGCGCCAGCCGTCGAGGGTGATTTTGCCCTGATAGCGGCTCACGTCGAGATAGCGGTAGGGCGGCTCACCCGGCCAGCCCGGCACGGTGTCCACAGTGGACACTTTTTCAGGGGCGGGGGTGTCCGGCTCCTCTGCCTTGTCTCCGGCAGCGTGGGAGAGGGCCGCCAGAAGTTTGGAGATAAACTCAAAAAATGCTTTCATTCCGCGCCGCCTTACTGCCCGAGGGCTTGTTTGATGGCTTCCAGGTCATCAGTGGTCAGGGCCGAGTAATCTGCCGCGATGTCCTCAAAGGTCTCGCCTGCGGCCAGTCGGATGCGGAATGCCCGCACCATGATGCGGAGCTTCAGGTTGTTTAGCGTCTTCATAATTTTAGCCTCCAATCAAATCGGCCATCATGAGTACAAGGTCATCGTTTGCAGCTTCAAGAGAGGTGAGCCGTTTTTCAGACTTGGCTTTAGCAGCTTCGTCTTCTGGGATTTCCCTCAAGATAAACTGCCACGTCCCGTCCGGGGTGTCATTAGGCTGCATGATTTGCACCAGCTCTGCATTGTGCAGGGTGTCAGGGTAGGCGCACCCGGTCATGTCGCCGTCGCTGGCGGTGATATGGACTTCCGACAGCTTGCCATTGAACATTTCTGTGGTAATCTCGGTTGCACTGTGGAACGTGTTGGCTCCGGGGTTCAGGGTCAAGCCCTCAATCAATTTCCCATTTGCAAGGGTGACTGTATAAGTTTTCATGGCTATAAGACTCCTTTCTTTCAATCCTGCGGTACAAGCCCGCAGGATGTTCGATCACCCGATCAGCCCGACGACGGGACGAACGCCATATTCCATGCCGGCACTGCAGCGGATCGTACTGCCGTCGTTGGCGGTACCCGCAAAACTGATTGCCGAGGTGACGTCTCGCAGCCAGTACCAGCTTTTGGTGCAGATCAGCCACGGTGCAAGGCAGAACAAAGGCAGCTGTGATTTGTCGATGGTGATGTTCCGGCAGGTGACCCACGGGTCAGTTGCGCCGGACGGCATGGAACTGAACTGTCTGCCGCCATAGACCATGTTTTCGTTCATCAGCTCCACCGTGCTGTCGTACCAGTCCGTGCCAGTAGGCGCGCCGTTTGTGACGGCGTTCGTCAGATGCTGCCGATGGTTCAGGATGTGGGCAGAGCCGAACGCACTGCCGATCGCAGTCTTCGCCTTCGTCAGGCCGTTCTTGTGCATATCACTGCCCACATAGCCACCAGTGGTGATATTCGTGTCGTTCATCTTTGCGGCGTACATGTTGTCCCGCGGCACAACAAGCAAATGGTTCGTGTTGCAGGCGGTGTCACCGCAGGAAAACCAGTAGTTGAAAGCGGCAATCAGATAATCCACACCGCCGATAGACCAGTAATCGCCAAGATACAGGTCTTTGAATGTGCCTGCCTTGATAGCCGCCCACTGGTCGCTCGTGACGCTTGCTCCCAGTTCCTTGCCACGGTAGACCGCGTTGTGGGTTGCGGCACCGTCCGGAACAATAATCCGTAGCAACGTATCCTGAGGGATATCAGGATTAAGTATCGTAAGGTCTGACATGATTTTTTGCAAGGTTGCACGCTGTGTTTCTTCTCCCTGCAAAACCAACTGATTGGTCTTGCTTACCGTGCTTGCCGGTGGCAAGCTTGTGATCGGTACATTTGCCATAATTTGTCCTCCTTAGATATGCTTATTTGCGTTCAGCGCGCTTCCGTCCGATGCGCACAGCACGTCGCCGGTGCTGGTGTACAGGCCAAAGGTCAGGTTGCCGGTCACGAGCATCAGCATAATGCTGTCAAGCTCGTCACCGGTGGCCTTTGCATCGGCCGGAGCATTTTCTACCGTTAGCGTCTTATCGGTGCTTACGATGGCAGCGGCACGATCGGCGGCATCTTCTGCTTTTTTCTGTGCAGCCTCCGCTCCGGTCTGGTGTTTCTGCGCAGCATTTGCAGACGCTTTTGCGGCGGTCTGACTGGCTGTGGCTGCTTCCTTGCTTGCAAGCGCGCTGTCAGTGTAACCCTTTAAAAGAGCCGCGACGTCACTTGCCGCTGTGGAAGCGGCGGCTTGCGCTTTTTCCCGGTCAGCTTTAGCTTGTTTTGCCTGCCGGGTCGCTTCATCCGCCTTTGCGGTCGAAGTGCTTGCGGCAGACTGTGCGGTGGCTGCGCTGGACGTTGCCAGCGCAGCCTGCTTTTCGCACGCCTCAGAAATCTTTGCAACGTGCTCCATCCCCTGTGCGATGTCCTCACGGACTTCCACGCCGCGCTCAGCCTTACGGATTCCCGCAATGGCTTCATCAAAAGTTTTATCCATAAAACACCTTCTTACGAACTCGTAATGTAACCTTTGATAGATCGGCTTAAATCATATGCGCTGGTTGCTTTACGTGCACTCAAAGCCTGCAGGTCGCTGATGCTGGAAAATTCAGTGCCAAATGTAAACTCCTTTTTATCCGGCGAATCCAACGGCTCAACAAGCTTGGAACACAGCAACCAGGTATCTACACCATGCGGTGCAGAGAAAATGTGCGTTTGCTTTCCAATTGCAATACGGCTGACATCAATACCAGCGTCTTTCAGATCGACCGCTTTGACGGTCATTCCGTTCAGATAGCGCAGATTTTTGGCAAGTTCTTCCTCTGCCGCATCCAGCAAAGACTGCGGCGTGCTTTCGATGCCTTCAATAAAGATCACTTTTGTGATGATGCCAAAAAGCTTTTGCGCAGCCAGATCGTTTGCGGTTTCTGTAATGGTTTCTCCCCACGAAACAAAAAGCCATGTTTTCTTTCTGGCACCTACCGCGATCACCCGCGTGTAGATGTCCTCGGCTTTGGTATAGCTGGCCAAGTCCAGCATATTGACCCCAAAGGCAACAGTTTGGGGGTTCTTGTCCGTGATCTTCTTCATGTAGTCCAGGTAGCGGTAATTCTGCTTCCCCCAAAACGGGAGATTTACCGACCCGTGGCGGATCACAAAATACCCGCCGTACTTGTCTGTGAGCTCACTTTGCAGGATGTCCAGCGTTTTGCCGTAATTTTTTCCATCGCCAAAGCTGTATGTAGGCTCCTTCACATCAAACAAAAAGCGGGGATCCGTCTTGCCGTTGATAGCAAGGCTGTATTTCCCGTTTTTCTCGGTGATCTTAAAGGTCTTGGATTCAGATGCCCGCTCAATGTTATAAATGGAGTACGTGCCAAAATTCTTGTTGCAAGTACCGCAGACGATTTCAGCTGTTTTCACTTCGACCGTTGCATCGTACGTTTTGCCCTTTACATAGGCTTCAAACAGACGCACGCGGAAATTGTTGCTTCCAATCCGTGAAATAGTGCGACCGTTCGCAATGTGCTCTTCACCGATTTTCCAACTCAGGCAGGAAGCTTTGTTGATCTCTGTTTCCTCATAGAAAATATTCGTCTTTCCATCCACGGGGTCTACAATTCCCCAATGGTAAATGTAATCTCCATCATTAGAATCGTAACTGTAACCCACTTGCACGACTTTGATGCCGTCTACATAGGGCACGATCATGGGGGTGTCCATCTCGACTTTTCCGGGAGTAAACGCCTTGTAAGCGTCAACCTGCGCGTTGTGGTTATCGCAGATCCACTCCAGGAACTGGGAAATGCTCACGTTTCTGGCACTGTAAGGTGCGGCACCGCTGTCGTTGAGGTAGGCCATTTCGCCCTCACAGTAGATTTTCTGGCGTACCAGAAAATCCTGATCGTGATCCATAACGCGGCCCTGCCAGATCTGCTTACCGTCCTGCTGCACCTCCACCACCGTAATGAGCTTTTGGAGCGCGGAGTGTGCGACGTTTCCCAGCGGCAGAGTAAATTCCAGAGAACCAGCCTTGCCCACCTCGCGGGTCAGTGTGGGGTTGATGAGCTTTTTGGTGTCAGTGATGTCCCCGGGGTCGTAGATGCAGGCTTTGGTCACCCACGTGTCAACACCGGACTGTGTACCGGCATAGATCTTGTAGCTCATAGGCTTGCCCCCAGATATTTAATACTGATGCTGCAGTCCGCAGACGCAGAGAAAACGAGGGTGCCCACCACGCCATCCGGCATAGTAAGCCCCTCGATATACTGCCAGTCGGTGGACTTGGCCAGAATGCCCACCTCAAAGCCATTGAGGGACACCGCGATGTCGGCCGCATCCTCGCTGCGCTTGAAGTAGATACCGGCCGCACGGGGCGCACCGGTTATGGACACTTGAACGTCCTCGTTTGCCTTGAGCGGGATATCCGTGTAGTTGCGCACAATATCATACTCAAAGTTGAAATCGTCCCACAGCCAGTCGTTGGTGCCGTCGTAGACGCTGCGCTTGAAGGGATTGCAGGTGCCGGTGATGGTAAAGGTGCTGGAAAGCCGGTCGCGGGAGGGTGTGACTTTCCAAAGCCCTTCCCAGTACCACGCCGGGTCTTCATCAAAGCGGCACTGTAGCCATTTGCCATGAATGGCATTGGCAATGGTGCTTCCAATGTAAGGCCACTTGCTTTTTGGCGCGTTGCAGAGCAGCTCCATGGTGATGGTGCGCTTTTTATAGTGCACCTTGCCGTCGTCCCATGTGGTCAGGTTCAGCAGCGAATCAGCGCCGGTGACCTGCACAAGGTATTCTTCTGGTTCTGCCGCGCCGATTTTAGGGCTTCCTACCTTGAGGTACAGCCCCCAATCTGTCAGGGTGTGAAAATTGCCGATTTTTGCCCCTAGAAGCTTTGCCATTACACACCCCTCGCTTTCCGTGTCACCGTCACGCCGATGCGTGCATCGACGTTGGTCGCCATGCGGGGCGACAGCACGCCAACCAACTCACCGGAATCCATGACCACCTGACCCTTGCCGATGTCAGGCAGATGCTCGTCCAGCATCCCCTCAATGCGTTCCAGAATGCTGGTCTGCCGGTCAACGATAGACTGTTGGCCGGTGACGCGATACTGCAGGGCCGCGCGGGTGGAGAAGGTTCCCAGACTGTCATACACGCCGGTCTTGTCAAAGGGGCTCTGGTAGTGGCTGACAGGCTTCTGATTATTCTTCTTGTTCATCCACAGGGCAAGGCCAATGCCGCCAGCGACAGCGCCCACGCCCAGGATCAGGGCAAGAATAGGATTTGCTGCAACGAAAGATACGATAGTGCCCAGCGCAGACGTGATGCCACCAGCCATGCCGGAAAAGCTCTGCACGATGCTGCCCAGAGCGCCGCCCACGCCGCCGGACTTTGCAAGACCGTCGATAATCTCGCCAAAAGCCTTGACCGAATTGGTCACACCGTCGATATCGGATTTTACCCCGCCGTCAGAAAAAAGCTTCTGGAAGATATCAAATGCCTTTCCGATGCCGCCGCTGAAGTAGCCCTCATTGACCGCGGCCGCCGCGTCCGCAAGCCACTTAGAGATCACGTCACGCTGCCCCTGCGACACTTCGCCCCAGATCAGATTGACAAAATCCAGCCCAAGACTTGCCCAGTCGCCGTTTTTGGCATCACTAAAGACGCTTTTTACCAGCCCGAAAATGCCCTTATCCAGCTGGCCGGAAGCCTCGCTCAGCTGCTGGTCAATGCGGTTTTGGGTACCTTTTACGCTCTTGTCGATAAGAGTAGAGGTCTCGTTCACCTTATCTTCGATTCCGTCGATGTAGGTGATGATCTTCTCGTAGGTCTCCGCGCCGTTCTCGCCGACGCGCTGTCCGGTCTCTGTGACGGTCTTTTTGATATGCTCGCTGCCGTCCGCGTACTTTTCCACCGCCTGCTGCACCTTTGTGGTGATGCCGTCAAAGGTGGTTTCCGAGACGTTGGTAAAGGTTCCCAGCAGCGTTTTTGACATGTCGTCATAAGTCTTTGTGACCTTTGTGACCGTGCCGTTGACTTTGGTCTCGACCTGCTTAAAGGTCGTGGCAACACCGTTCACCATCTCCTTGCCGGTCGTGGTGGTGGTCTCGGTGATGCGGTCTTTGATTTTGCCGGAGCTGTCCTTGACCTTCTCGGTAAGGGTCTGGATGCTGGTGGTCACAGTGCCCAGCGCATTCTGTGCGGTGGTGGTAGCCGTGCTGGAGATGGACGAAATGACCGTTTCGGTAGTGGACTTGGAGCCGGAGGATCTGGATTTTTTGCCTGTGGAAGAACCGGACGGGCTGGTTGTAATGGAGCTGCCGCCGTTGCCGCTGGCTGCCGCCAGCTCCGCCTGACGCTCCGACCAGCTCTTGTTGCTGATGCCAATGCCATTTAATGCATTTTCCCGCATCCTGTTACGGTTACTCTTCCGGTTATTTGCATCCGCGTACTCTTCGTAGGTATCGAAGTCTGCTGTGGCGGCTTTTCCGAGAAAACGGTTGAGTTTATAGCTCAGCTGATCCAGCCATGTGGTGGCTTTGCTTGCGAAGTCCTTGAGAGCGTTTTTTGCCGTGTTGATAGGCTCTGTCAGGCCGGTGATCGCGCCTGCGAGACCAATCCAGCCGTCCGTTTTGTAAGCTTCCTGTGCTGCGACGAGCATATCGTTCAGATTGCCGATTACAACGCCGAAGCCGCTGGATAAATCGCCGGTCAGCAATCCTGCCAGCTGCTTCACATTGTCCTGCAGGGTAGACATGCGGCCATTCATGGTCTGGCTCTGGGTGTCCATGCTGTTGTAGTAACGCCCGCCCTCTTCGGAAGCGGCCTGCAAAGCCTGCGTCAGCAGATCATAACTGATTGTCATTTTCTGCACTTCGGTGGTGGACTTGCCTGTGTAGTCGGCCAAAATGCCGTACACGTCGATGCCGGCATAAGCAAACTGCTTGATATCGGCTGCTGTAGCCTTGCCGGTGTTGGCGATCTGCTGCAGGTTCTGGGACATCCGGTTCAGCTCGTCGTTGCCGCCGCCGGTCGCAGAGACCGCGTCGCCCAGCGCCATGATGGTATTGCGGGCATAGGAAGCGTTCTCGCCCGCAGAGATCAGGTACTGGTTGGCCTGTGTCAGGCTCTCCACGTCAAAGGGGGTTTTTGCAGCGTCTTCCTGGATTTGGCTCATGACCTGCTGGGCGGCTTCCGCGCTGCCCAGCATATTGGTAAAGCCGGTGGTGTATTTCTCGATCTGGGCGTTATACTCGATGCCGGAAGAGATGAACCCCTCTGCGGCACTGAGTGCAGCGGAGCCGAGCTTCGAGAAAACGTTCGCCATGACCGTGCCCTGTGTAATGGCGCTGGCCAGAGACTTACCGGATGCCTTATCCGTGGAGTTGGCAAAGCCATCCATGCCGTTGTTTGCAGCTTTCAGCGCGGTCGTGGTTGCCCTGAGCTGTGCTTCTGCCTGCGCCAACATGGTCTTAAGGTTTTTGGTCTCAGAGGATGCTTTGCCGGTCTTGCCCACCGATTCGTTGTAACGTCTGGTCAGCTCCACTACGGCCTTTGCGGCCTTGCTGTACTCTCCTGACAGCGAAGAAACGGTCTTTTTTGTCTCAGATTGCACATTCTGGATGCCCTGCCGGTAGGCGCTGTCGTCCAGCCCGAGGGTGGCGCTCAATTCAAAAAGTTTCAGGTTCAATCACCCCCGTTCAAGCCATTTTTAATGCGTGCTATCACTTCATCAGCGGACGGCTGGGGCGGCTGTGGGCGGTTTTCCACAAGCCCGGCCACCATGTCGTACCACCGCTCTTCCGCGCCTATAAGGTGCGCCAGAGCGTCCGTCATGTACGCCCGATAGCTGAGCGTGATGCGCTCTTGCCGCAAAGCGTTCAGGCAGTGCTGCAAAATGTACGGCCTGCCAAACAGCCGCAGCGCGTCCGGGCTAATGGAAGAAATCAGGCGTCTGTACCCGCCAGCACCAACGGCAGACACCAGAGCAAAAAATCCAGCACATCATCGTTGTTCAGCAGTTCTTTCACCGCGCGCATCTTCTTGAACGGGCCGATGTTTTCAACCACCCCGTTTTCATCCACGTCCGGCTCATAGAGTAGCGGAAGCAGCTTTGCGGTAGCAGCGGCATTGTCGAACAGCAAGCTTTTTGCCATAGCCTGAATGTTCTTTTTTGCCTGCTCCTTCTTCTTCTGTTCCAGCTCCTCCGGCGTTTCCTCGCCGGTCAGGACCGGCAGAACCTTGCGCAGCTCCATGATCTTGGATTTTTCCAAGACCTCCTCTGCCACATCGGCAATCTGCCAACAGTGGCGCAGAAAATCTTCATCGGACAGCTCTGTCAAAAATTTCATGCGGTGTCCTCCTTATGCTGCGGCCTTGGGGCTGTAGTACCACTCCATAGGCACGGTATCACTGCCCAGACGGGGGCAGCCGGTCAGGGTGACGGAGATGTTGCCCTTGCCCTTGTCGGTCGTCTTCAGGGTCAAACCGCCGGTGGAGAGTGCGTTCATCAGACGGACAGCAACCATACCGCCATCCAGCGTGTCTCCAACCCACCAGATGTCCTTAAAGTCACCGGTGCTGGCGGTGGGGTCGAGAGTCATGCGGGGCGTGACCTTCTTGTCACTCACATCCGCAGCGCCCAACGCCAGCTTGATGACGTCAGTGGTTGCATTCAGGGCCGTAAAGGCCAACGTGCAGTCGTAGTCCTCGATCTGCATCAGCTCTGCGGTGTTCTTCTGGGCGTTGTCCACATCCGCGCCCAGATCGGTGAAGTTTGCCTTGCAGGTCGCGGTGATGCCGCCGGTCGTGGCAGTGATAATGTCTGCGTCCTGAACTTCGGTTTCGCCGGTTACATCAAACTTGTTGACCACGATGCCTGCGTTGAACTGCATGGATTCGAACGCTTTCTGCGAAATTTTGGAAAATTTTCTTGCCATATTGCTCCTTTACTCACGGTATAAACCGTGTGAGTTCAAAATTGAGGTATTCGCACAAATAGCCCTCGGGAGGGTTGTCGAGGGGCTGTGCCCATGGGGTGCCTTTTTGCAAAAGAATAGCGCCGCCCTCACAGGAAAGCGTTGTGCTGTCCTCGAGGGCCGCGCTGATCGTATCCTCGGTTTGCAGGATGGGGGCTCTGCCGCCCTTACTGGGGTACCACAGCCGGGCGTGGAAGGATGTCGTTTCGTTCCACCCGCCGGGGATAGTGGGCTTGTAGGTCAGATAGGGCAGTGAAGCGGCAGGAGGGATGCTATCTTCCAGATAACCCGGGATGCCAAAGCCGTTAAAAAACGTGTTCAGCGCCCGGTTGATGCTCTCAGACGGCCCCATTACGGCAGCACCGCCTTTTTGCACTTGACGGCTCGCAGTCCCATGCCGGATTCCGGCGGGGCCTTGGCTTCGTCTGCTGCGCTGGTGATCTGGAAGGTCTGCCCGTCGCTCACCCGCTTGATGTAGTCCGGGAAGGCCAGCGGAACGCCGGTGTTGACCAGCAGGGTATAGGTGGATGCCGTGTCGGCCTGCTCTGCCACCTGAGCTTCCACGGTGGTGTCGTGGCGCTCCACGGCCTCAAACTCCGGGCCGTCCTGCCAACCGGAAACAAAGCCGCCCACGCCGTCCGGCTCATAGCTGCGGGTCTGAAAACGGTATTTTTGGGTAAAGCTCTGCATCACGGTGGATGCAGTGAACGAATTGACCATGTCACATCTTCCTCCACTGATTGATCTCGGATTTATAGCGGGTCTTGCCGTCTGCAGGCAGCCCGTCCGTGCCTGTAGCCATCGTGCCGGACCACCCGGCAAAGGACTGGGACACATACACGCCACCGGCCGGGAGCGCCTTGTCGTATGCGTCGATTTTTTCAGCCAGCGCCACAAAGTCAGGCGGCACGCGCATGGGCTGCACCGTCCCGGTGAAGGTCTCGGCGGTCAGATCGCCGTCCCCGGCCTTGTGAATGCCGTCATTGAAGATGGATCCGCACACGAGGAAATACTGCCCCGGCACTACCCCGGCGGGCACGGTGTCCGGCTCAAAGGCGAACTCCCCGGCAACGGGGTCGTCCGCCCGGTCAAAAAAATTGTGCGTGTAGACGCACAGCTCCGGTACAGTCATGGGGTGTCCTCCTTACAAAGGGGCGATCACTCGCCCGGGGTAATGGTCTCGACAGCGATACCGTCCAGATACTCAGCAAACAGGGTCACGCCCATAATGGCGTAGCTCTCGGAGGTTGCGGTGCTGTAGTTTGCCTGAGTGTGGAAGCCGATGAGGTTGCTTGCCTCGCCTGCGGTCCGGTAGACCAGACCTGCGCGGGCAAACTCGCTATCCGCAGGATCCACATAGTACATGACGATGTTGTCTACCGGGGTGGCAATAACCTTTCCCTTCGCAATCTCACTGTCGGACAGCAGGAAGATGGTGTTGTAGCCCATGAAGTCCTTGATATACTGAAAGCCGAACTGGTTCTGCACGGTGATATTGGCATTGCCCAGATAGTCGTACACGTCCATCACGTTGACAAAGCCAACAACGCCGGTCACGGTGCGATGCATGGTCTTGAACTTGTTCTCGACCGCGCCCTTGGCATGTGCCAGCGCCATCTGGAAGGTCTTGGGAGTGCCCTTCAGGGTGCCGGTGTTCAGGAACTTGTAGAACTTATCCGTTACCAGAGCGGTCAGGTCGTACAGGAACTCATCATCGGTCTTCTGCACGGCGACATCGTAGCCGTAATTCTGGATCGCCTCAAGGGTGACAGACTTGCCGTACTTGTCGATGGTGATCTTGCCGTACTCCTTCTCCTTGACGGTGTACTTGCTGAACGGGATTTCTTCGCCCTCGCCCACGGTGCCGCTCTGCAGGGTGCCCTGTGCATACTTGCTCTTGAGCACGGTGCCAGGCTGCATCCGGATAGGGCGCATGATGCCCAGAATGGTGCGCAGATGGTCCCAGTTGCGCTGGAAACGGGTCACAAAGTCGATTTCACGCGCGGCTACGGTGATATCGGTGGTCATGGTGATATTTTCTTTTGCTGCCATGTATTAGTCCTTTCCGCCGCCTGTAAACAGGTCGGCATTTGCAGCAATCGCGGCCTGGCGTTCGCCAGCGTCCTTGATTGCAAAAATTTGGTCTTTGGTCATTTTGGAGCCGGTGTTTGTGGGCGGGGTGTCCACCTTCGCGCCGGTGGTGGTCGTAGTACCCACGAAGTCGCTCCAATCAACTTTCAGGCTGTCAGCGTGCTTCTTGGCGTCCTTGACCTCGCCCTTTTCGTCCAGCTCCAGCTTGTCGATGTCCTCGCCGGACAGCCGCACGACCCGGTCTGCGTACTTGTCCAGCACCCCGGCGGTCTTCAGCAGCTCCCGGAACTTGGCTTCCTTGGCTGCGTGGGTGTCCTTCTGGGTCTGCTGGGCCTTGTAGTCGGTCAGAGCCTTTTCCGCAATGGTCTTGCCGTTGGCAGCGGCGTCCCGCTCCTTCTCGGCCTTGGCGGTCGCGGCCTTGGCGTCATCCAGCTGATTCTGAAGAGCGTCCGTTTCGGTGTGCAGCATGTCCAGAATCTTCTTCATCTTGCCGCTGACGTCCACGGTCTCATCCTCCAGAATCGCGCGGAGGTCTTTTCTCTCAAGTGCCATGTGATAGTCCTTTCTGCCCTTGCTCGGGCTGCCATGCTTGGCAATAAGGTTTATTTGCCGGACGTGCTGCCGGTGTGGTGCCGCCTGTGGGGCTTGAACCCACGGCCCCCGGATTAAAAGTCCGGTGCTCTGCCAGACTGAGCTAAAACGGCATAAAAAAACCACTATAAAGCCTTTTTCGGGGCACATAGTGGTTAAAATGGGGGATTTCCGTGAATGACTTTTACGGCTTCACCTCCACACTGGGCAGGATGTCAGTGTGGAAATAGAGCTTGTAGTGGTAGGGGTCGGTATGGGTGCCGGTGATGTCCTCCACCACATACATGGTGTAGTCGTTCAGATAGATGTAGTTCTTGCGGTAGGAATCCGGGCCGACTTTCACCGTGCAGACCAGTTCATTGTTTGAGTTGTTGGAGATGGACATATAGCCCTCGGCTTCCATGATGACCTTATCCGTGCGGGCGTTGTAGACGGTGATCTTGCGTTCACTCTCAAAGTAATCGGCCTGCTTGGAGATGTTGGCGTTCGCCTTGTCAGCCTCAGAGCAGCCGCACAGACACAACACGACCAAAAGTGTAATTACTGCAAAAATCTTTTTCATGTTTATTCTCCTTTGCAAAAATCCAAGCCTTCTTTGATAACAGTTACCTCTTCTTTGCTGAATATCGGCTTATCCGCGTCAACCGATACCGTTATCTCAACCTTTGCTCTACCCTCGCCATAAACCAAATCGCAAAGGGCTTGCAAGTTTTTAGTGGCTTCTTTTCCTTCCTCTAAAAACTTTTTCCTCAGCACTTCTTTTTCTCCGCAGCTCTCGATTGTTAAGAGCTTCTTTTTGGTTTCCTCAATATCTTTTTCTGCCTGTTCTGCAATAGAGAGCCCTCTTTCTTTGAGAAAACAATGCATTGTGAGCAAATCTTCAAGTCTCTCTTTTTCTGTCATGTTATTCTCCCTTCTCTACTTTCTCCACGGCGATTTGCCGCAGCTCATCAATGTGATCCTCCACAGCCGGGCGGAGGAAAGGGCGTGGTGCCGCTTGCAGGAATCGAACCCGCGTCCTCTGGTTACAAATCAGCAGCTCTTCCATTGAGTGAAAACGGCATAAAAAAGCGGCTGACGCTGTGCGCCAACCGCTGAGTGTTTAGTTTTTAGTCGAAGTCGTATCTCTGAAATCCAACATTGCTCGTTTTCATAGTAAGGGACACACCAACCAGTGCGGTGCCCTCGCCCAGAACTTTATCGCAAATTTTTTGGAGTTTGATTCTTGCTTCGTCGATTTCAAAGCAAAGCCGTTTATTTGCATCCCTATCGTTTTCGACCTTCAGCTCTCGAATTTGATTGGAAATCTCAAGCTGCCGCCGCTCGCATTCCTCAATGCCTTTTTGATGCTTGAGCTGTTCAAGACGCAGCTTTTCTCGCTCTTCTGTCAGTTCTTCAATTCTGCTCATGCTTATACCTCCACGTTTCCTTCTTCCACTGCGATCTCTCGCAGCTCGTCAATGTGTTCTTCCACCGCCGGGCGGAGGAACGGACGGGGTGCCATGCCCCGGGTAAAGTGCCACTTGCCGTTGAAGTCCTTCCAGACCCACGGCGTTTTGCGTCCGTTGCCCTTCTCGGCAAAGATGCCCGTGCCAAGCTCAACCCAAATTGAATACAATAAGTTGGACCCGATAGTCACGGTCTTTTTTGCGAGGTCGAGGGCGTAGGTCAGGCTTTGCTTGAGCGCGCCGCCAACGTAGCCCTCAATGCCTGTGCTGTCTGCCGTGCCTGTGGGCACAAGCAGCTGGGCGTAGTCCTGCACCTTCATGCCCCAGAGGGCCAGCACCCGCTCCGCCCATGAATCCAGAGCTTCATGCAGCTGCGGGGTGTTGTCGGTGAATTTGATGTCGTAGTTAAAGTTCACGGCTTGTCCCTCGGTTCTCGCTTTTTCTTTAAGATGCGACCGCACTCAGGGCAGAAATTCAGCTGTCCGGCACGATGCGTTACCGTACCGCACACGCCTGCGCCTTTCCTGTGCGTTTTTGTGATAAGACTGACTTGAAACGTGGTGTAAAGGTCGTTTTCCCCTTTGGGGGAATTTTTCTTCCACCACGCAAGCCTCTCGCAAAATTTGCAAGGCTTCTTCTCATCCATGCTTTGCAGCCTCCTTTCTGCGTTTTCGCTCTTCTGCCCACCACATTTGCTCTTTTTCCTTTCCGCCCTTGGATTTATACCACTCGGTGTAATCCATGACGGGGGTGGTCTCTTTGGTCACATTGTCCCGTTGCATGGCGTTCTGCCGAGGATACTTGCCCAGCGCAGAGGACAGCACACAGCGGCAGTGGTAGACCATCTCCGGCGCTGCGTTGGGGTCGCCGGGGCGCTGAATCTCGTAGCCCATGACCTTGAACGGCTCGTCAAGGTCTGCCGTCTGCTGGTCAAGCAGGCGGTGCATCTCACGGGTGCGGTAGTCGTGGGTGGAGGTCCACCGCTTTTTGACCTCGATGCCCAAAGCCTGGGCGTTTCGCATCTGCTGCAAAGCCCCCGCATTCTGGGCCCCTGTCAACGCTGTAATGGCGTTGTTCATGGCCCAGTGGATCTCCGTGTCGGCCATGCCGTTGACGGCCTGCACGGCGATGTCGTGGACGCTCTTGCCCTGCACAATGCCCTGCATGACGTAGCGATTGAACACCCGGGCATCATAGGTGCGGTTACTCTCGCTCTTGATGCGCTTGTTGGGCACCATGCGGGGGTTCTCTTTCAGCAGGAGCTTGACCGCTTCGGTGCTGTATAGGGTCAGCCCGAACGTCACGCCTGCTGCCTGTTCCAGCTCGTAGAAAGCCCAGTTTGCGCCAAAGGAAAAGATGTTGTATTGCTCGTCCCGGGCTAGCTTGTAGGCCGTCTGTTGGGCTGTGGTGCATGTCTGCGTGATGCCGTCCAGCTTGGCGCGCATCAAATCGGACTGAAAGACCTGATTTTGCAGCCAGATGCGGTAGTCGTCCTCGGTGATCTCGCCTGCATCCAGCTGCGCCCGCTTGCGCTCGTCCAGCGCTTTGTACTTTGTCAGAAACTCGGTAAGTTGCTTCTGCATCTCCCGGCGGGCAGTGCCGTACACCCGGATGATACGGCGGCGCAGGCGGTTCAGCTGACGGGTAGAGATACGGTCACGGTCAGTCATAAGTGCATCACAAGCTTTGCAACGTTAATGATAAACGAGCTTACTCCACAGCCGAAGAAAAAGCCAAAAACTGCGGCGCAAATATCACGCTTCATCTGTCCCATCTTCGTCGTCGTCCTCCTCCTCCACGGTCTCCCGTGCTGCGCTCTCAGCCATCAGCGCGGCCTTGGCCTGCTCCTTTTGTTCCGGGGTCAGGTTTGGCAGCAGGTCGATTGCCATGTCCTGCCCGATAATGGCGGCCTCGGAAATCACCATGCTGACCTGCTCAGCCGTGTTGGTGATCTTGCTGCGGTTGAATGCCGGCATCGCGTTGTCAAAGCCAGCCAGTGCGCAGATCTGCCGGATGAACGGCTTGACCTGCGCCTCAAAGTCGTCTGCGTTCTGGTTCAGCGGTTCATAGGCCGCATCCAGATGGTCGTTGGTGCTGTCCGCGCTGACGCAATGCACATCCAGACCGCCGAAGTCCTCATACACCCGGGTGTGGAGCAGCTCCAACAGAGCCTGCCGAGCCGTCACAGGAATCTCGGTGGTGTATGGGGTGATCTTTCCGCCCTCGCTGGTGTCTGCGCCTGCAATGTGGTACAGATTCAGTTTGACAAGGAACTCCTGCAGCTCGTCATCGGTCATTCCGTTGAAGTTCTCGCACAGCCAGTAGATCTGCGAAAAGTCTTGCAGGTCATTGCAGAAGCCAGACATCACCAGATCGGTGTTGTCAATGTAGGCTTTCAGCCCCACAAGGGTGCTCTGGTGCAGGTCGGAGCCCCACAGCGGCACAATGGGAAGAGCGCTGTAGTTTTCGCCCTCCACGCTTTCCAGCCCGCCGCCGGGTGTGGTGACGGTCACACTCTTGTACGCCCGCTTTGACGTTGTCTCCTTCATCACATTGCCGATTTTGCTTTCCGTGTACTCGGTAAAGCCGTCCAGCTCGTACAGGATATAGTGCATATCCGTGTCAGGATTCAGCCGCCAGAAGCGCACGCCCGCCTGCAAAAGGCCTGTCTTTTCATCGTACAGGGGAGCAAACTCGGTCAGCTTGAAAACAACCAGATGGTCGTTGTTCCAGAATCCAAAGCTCTCGCCATGGATCAGGGCGAAATATCCGGCTTTCTGGATCTGCTCGTCGAAGTTCTGCCCCAGTCTGTCCTTGTCCACGCCCTCGTCCGCAAAGACCACACCGTTGCCGAGGGAGTAGGTCGCCCGCTGCTTGTTGAGCCGACGGAAAAGATTGCTCTTGACCATATCGGGGTGTAGGATGTCCTGCTTGGTGTTTTTGGACAGGCGTTTCAGCATCAAAGCGTAAGCCTGCGCGAAGCGTTCTGCCCCCGGGTTTTTCTGTGCGTCGTACAGGTCGGCATCCAGCGCCATCTTGTACGGTCCGGAAGTGCAGTGCTGCTGCACGAAACGCCGGATGAAATCAGACTGTTCCCCGGCGGCTTGCGCCTGCTGGAAGGTCTGGAAAGTATATACAGTGCTCAAAATCAATCCCTCAGTTTTACAAGGCGCTTTGTGCGCACGAAATAGCGGATAGCGTCCATGCAGTGGTCGTTGACCTTCAGCACGGTGTCGTCTTTATCTGGATCCCAAGCGTACACGCCGAACTCTTCCAGCGTGTGCTTGCAGTCTTTGTAGATCTTCAGCCTCCCGGTCTGCAGCATGGTCTGCACGTCCAGAATGCCGCTCAGAACGTCGTTGTTTGCTGGGGTCTGGGTAAAGCCGTTCTTGCGCAGCTCCGTAATCAGGGGCAGGGCAGATGGGTCCACAATGATCCTCTCCGGCTTGAGACCATCCAGCCACGCCTTGAGGTCTGCAACATACTCGCCCACGGTCTTTTGCCGCTTCTGTTCGCGGCCGCTGTAGTAGTACTCCCGGGTGACGATCCAGCAGTCTGCATCTGCCTGCTTCTGGAACAGCAGAAAGGTCGTTGCGTTCTGGGTGCCGAAGTCGCAAGCCACATAGCTGCTCTTTGGAGACAGCGCCGGAAGCACATCAACAACGTGCTTCTTGCGGTCGAACATGTCATATACAAGGCCCTCGGCCACCGTCCACAGGCCAAGAATGTAGCGCTGATAAAAAACGCCGCTGTACTGGCTGCGGTATCTGGCCTTGATGTCCTCGGAAAGCGACAGGTTGTCGTCCATCGTGAAATGGAGATACATCATCTTGCGGGAACGGCATTTCCGCACCCACTCGAGATAAAACCAGTGCTGTGGGCTGCCCGGGTTGCAGTTGAACCAAAACTTTGACCCGGTGACAGAGCAGCGGGCCGTGGCCTGATTGACGAAGCTCTGCGGCATCAGGGCCACCTCGTCGAAGAATGCCCCGGCAAGGGTGATGCCCTGGATCAGGTCCTGGCTGCTCTCGTCCTTGCCGCCAAAAAAGTAAAATTCGTTGGTTCTGCCGCCCTTGCTGACGGTCATGCAGTTTTCTGCCCGATGCTCCTTGACGTTGTAACCACGGGCTGCAAGCTGCTGCTTGAGTGTGCCCAGCACGTTGCGCCGGAAGCTGGCAATGGTCTTGCCGCACATGGCAAACTGTTGGCCGCTGTAGCAGGTCATAGCCCACTGGACAAAAGAAAAGCTCATGGCAAAGGTCTTGCCCGAGCGGATAGCTCCATCGGCAATGATGCCGTTGTAGCCGCTGTATGTGCTCTGCGGTGTCCACCAGCTCAAGACCTGCTTTTGCCGCTGGCTGAGGGCTTTCCAACGAAAACCGTTACTTTTCCGCATGGTCGTCCTCTTCTTCCGGCAGCATCTCCACGTCATCCGGCGGGCTGATGTCTGCGGCAGCATTCAATGCCTTTATCAAACCATCATCGTGACGTTCTTCCTGCTCCGCTTCTTTCGGCTTATCGTTCCAACCAAAATTAACTTGCAGGCTGAATCTTGCGCCGCCGTTTCCATCGCGATCATAGAGCCGTTCTTCGGCGTATCTCTCGCACCGTAGTTTCGCGCGCGTTATCGTGTCAGAAAACTCAGCCTTTCCTTGATAGTCAATCAAAGATTGCCGAGACTTAAACCCCAACGCCAAAGCTAGACCGGTGACCGTTTCTGGACGTTCGTCGATTTTTATCACGTTTCCGTATTTGTCCAAAACGGGCTTTCCGGTTTCGTCTTCTAGGACGCTCCCCTCGCAGCTCTTGAAGAACTCTTCGATTTTTTTCTCAAGTTCTTCTTTGCTCTCAAAGACGGGCGGTCTGCCTATCCTTTTGTTTTTGCTGTAGGCCACCGCCACCACCTCTCTAAACTCGTGCAAAAGAAAAACCGCCCGGAAATCCGAACGGTCAAAATATCGAATGTGCCGCCAGCTGGATTTGAACCAGCACCCACGGAACGGATGTGCGCAGTGGTTGGCTGTGCAGTGATGTTCCCGTGGTGTCACCAACGTTGTCCCGCCTTAAATGGGCGGCGCTCTGCCAATTGAGCTATGACGGCATATAAGCAGCACCCGTGCATTCAGTTCGTTGGACATGCGTCAAACGGTGGGCACTGCTGCATCCGGAACTTTCGCGGCCGGATGCCCCGCTATTGCGCAGCCCCCTCATAGGGCACGCAAGCACTCCCGGCAGGACTCGAACCTGCAACATGCGGTTTTGGAGACCGATGCTCTACCACTTGAGCTACCGGAGTATAAAAGCCGCCCTTGGAATCGAACCAGCCGTGTCTACACACACGCGCCGCGCTCCAAACTGCGCTCAGGCGGCCATATAAAAACAGCTCCGGTTCGCCGCCGGGGCTGTTGGTTGGCGCACATCCTGTCAGGAAAGCTACACCTTGGCAAGGATTCTAAGGCCTTTTCTCGGCACGGGAGGTTGCACGTGCGGCCTTGCGGGTTGTCTAGTCCATGCGCCATACGGTGCGATACGGCGGAATCGAACCGCCTCCTGTCTCTCATGAGCGGCAGGCTGCCTTTGTGTCAGTGTATCGCATAGAAGCAGCCCGCGAAATGTGAAGAGAGCAAAGCCCGGTACCTGCAAGCAGAAAAGGAGGAAAATGCTAAGAAGGGACACGTTTCGGAGGCTGCGTGGCAAGCGTCTCACCGCTTTCGGCGGTTCCGCTTATACTAATTTTACCACATCTCACATGTAGTAACAATAACGACAACATGTAAGAAAATTACATAAAACTGCTCCAAATCCGTGCCAGTTGCTTGCATCCGTCACGCACATACATGGAAACACGGTTTTCGTTCGGTAGCCCAAGGCTTCTGGCCACAACGACCTGTTTTTGATTTTGGACATAGTAACCATACAGGCAAGCCTGCATCATGTCGCTGCATTTTGTACCTGCAATGTACTTGATCCGGCGTTCTGCTTCCATCCGTAAGACTTTAAGCTCGGCCTGCAGCTCTTGCATCTTGCGCTCCTTTTCGTCTGTTTCCTCGGCACAAAGCCCGATTTTGTCTCCGTGCCCGGATCCGCCGGGCATTCCAGTCATGCTGGCGGTGCACTTCGTGGCCTTGTCATGCGCCTGCCGGATGTCCAGCTGGATGCGGTCAATTCGGTCATCCATAGTCCGAAGCTGCTTAAACCACGCCTTGACGGTGTGGTAGTCCACGCCGCTGTTTGGCTTCGTCGTGTCGGTGTCAGGCGTCCATGTGTGGGTCATTGTTGCTCCTTTCTTCAAAATCGTAGCAATATTCGGGCGGATTTATGTATCCTTCGTCTTTGTCACTTCTCCGGCAGATATAGTGATATACGGGTTCTGACGCCCCAAATTTTTGATTTAAGAAAACGCACCGGTCGCAAAGGCAAGGTTTGTTGCGGTTGAGCCGCCGCTTGAAATATTCAATTGGGTTTCCATCGCTAAGAACAAACCAGATGAAAAATCCTGCAAGTGTTGCCATGAACAGCGTGCTTGCAACTTCAAATAGCATATCAAGCATTTTACTCCTCCATTTCTTCAATCTCGATTTCTACCCTCGGATTCTTTCGGTCAAGCTCCACCCTGCTGCCATCGTGGGCGGCAACGATCGTGCTGTTGTCGTCCTCCAGCACGCGGGCTTTCACCAGAATGTCCGTGGTAGCCTCGATGAGGTTTGCCAGATCGACCCGGCGGGCGGTCTTCATGTAGTATACGCACCGCACGTTCACACGGGCAGAGATAGGGCTGTTCGGCCTTTTGATTTGCCGCAGGCAGTCCGTCTCATAATCCACGTAGGCCTTGCTAGGGGCCACAAAGCGCCCACCTGAGCGGCTTCTGAGGATGCGGGCAGAGTTTTTCTTGGTGCGGGGGTCGCCGTAGAGGGTCAGCTTCATCTCCCGTCCTCCACATAAAACCAGGATTGCGGTGGTCGCTCAATATCTACAGGCTCATAGCCAAATTTTGTTGCCCGTAGTCTTGCGAAAGCACTTAACGGTCGTGGGCGGTCGTAAATTTTTAGGTCGGAAATGTGCCAGCCATACAGGTCTTTCATGTCGGAATAGTTCATACCGATATCCCAGCCGGCGTATTTCTTCACCTGCTTGATACTGAGGCAGCTTCCAGCAATCGCAGATTCGATATCTTCTTTGACCACACAGTATTCAGGGCCAATGCGTCGGATGCCGTCGCATGTAAACTCGCCAATGATATTGCCATCCAACCGCTTCCATCCTTTGCCCGGGACAATTAGAAGCCAGCCTATTTTGGATTTGCTTTTCGTGCAATAGACATAGCACTTGAATGGAGTCTTTAGATTCCCAGGCTTTGTTCTGCGCACCTCAAGGGTCTTTTGCCCCCGAATGATGAGGTCGCACCATTCAGGCCGGATGCTCATCAAGATAGCTTTCATTTTTTCATCATCCCTTCCATTGCCAGCTGCTCGCACTGCTTTTCTGCTTTCCTGCGCTGCTGGTCATACTCAAACAGCATATCTACGTACTCATTGCCCACCCGGCGGATGGCCGTTTCCAGCATCTCCGTCACAAGGTCGTGGTACTTGTCCGCGCCCTTGCGGCTGTTCCTGGCAGCTTCCCGGGCTTCCCACAAGTCGGTGAGTTTGTCCCGCCTGTCGGCAGTAATCTCGCCATAGCCGTAGGCATCCTGAATCTGCTCCATGCTTTCCCAGCCTTCCAGCTCAGAAAAGGGGTCAGCTTCAGCCTTTGCCATGCTGCGGGCTTTGGTCTTTTTCTTGACGTACCGGTTCAGACCGTCCTGCATCACGGCGCGGGCATCGTCCATCGCCTTGCGGACATCCTTGACTTCCCGCTCTCTTTTGAGCTGGTCGGGCTGGCTGGCCCACTCGACCATCAGTTCAGATTTGGTTTTTGGTTTCATCTGCTTACCCCCATTGCTCGGACATAGCCTTTGCAACGCCCGGAAAAGTTTTTGCCCGGTTCTTTGCGCGGTCAGTGGTAAACATCCCCTTGTGTTGCTCACCGTGCTTGTGCGAGTAGGAGCCGGACGGGCACCATGTTGCCATAGGCTCCACGATGTCTGTCGGATGCAGCGGCGGCACACCGCGCTCCCACAGTAGCGTTTTCTTGCTGTAGGGATGCCCATATTCATATGGTTGGATTGCCTGCGTAGGCTTTGGATAATCAAAAATCTTGCTGGGAGTAGGATTCTCAATCACTACTTTTTCGCAGTCTGCCGCCCAAACGGCGAGGAAAAGTGCCTTGCCGCACAGTCCCTCGTAATACCGGGAAAGATTAAGCTTGCCGCCCTTGTACAGGTGTCTTGCTCCCGCGTTGCTCGTCTTTGTGCAGGGGACAAATGCGATAATCATGTCCCAGCGAGGCACGTCATGCACGGTTCCGTCCATGGTCACGACCTGCCCCCCCTCGATGGCCTTTAAGCAGTCACCGAGAATATGCCACTCTGGATGCCCGCCGGACGGCTCAATCAGGTCGCAGGAATAGGCTTCGTGACCTTTCGCCCGGAATGCTTTGCAGACCTCCTGCGATTCCTCACAGGCAATCAACACTTTCACCGTTTTCTTCCTCCCATCCAAAATTCCTGATTAAATGCGTTCTTGCTGATGCACTCCAGCGCATTCCTGGTTTTCGTGTATGCACGTTGCTCCTTCAGTTGACGCTTGTACTCGGCGTACCGTGGGCAGCTGTCGTGACAGATCGGGTGCCGGTCAGGGCAGTCTTTGCAGGGCTCAAGTTTTACCATCGGTCTGCACCCCGCTGTTCTCCTTGAGCATGTAACCAATGTGGTTCAGTGTGGTATCCAGCACCTGAACCGTTTGCTCTGCCCTGATTGCGTACGAGTACCCCCAATTTCCGCTCCCGTCCAGCCCGTCTTTCCAGTCGGTCAGGTACTTTTTCATAGATTCCGCGTCAATCACAGGCACTGCCGGTTCATCTACCAGCACATCCATCGCGTCCATAATCTGACACGCGCGGCATCTTACGCCGTTGTAATGTTCGCAGCCACAGCAATATGCCGCTTTGATATTGGCGATGGCTTTTTTCACGGTCGATAAATTCGCTCATTTTTCAATCTCCTTCCTTGTCGGCTCCCTTGCCCGCAGCCTTGCAGCTTCACGCGGGGCGGTGGTGATATCGGCCTGCGATCCTTCTCCCATCACTTCACGGACGGGTTCACGCGTTCCACCAGCTCACAGCCGGGAACCGCCGTGCCGGTCTTGAGCAGGGCCGCAATGGCCGTCTTGTTGGGTGTGCGGGTGGTCATCTCGGTCATGTACTCAGCAGGAACAGCAGCTTCATCCAGCACGCAGACGGCCTTACTGCGGCGAAAGCTCACCGCGCACCGGTCGCTGCTGAAGTTCTGCCCACCCAGAGCATCTGTCAGGTAGTGCTTGAGACTGTCGATCTTGCGCTTTGCGGCTGCCTTGCGGTCAGCAAAAGCCTTTTCCTGCGCTTCAAAGGCCGCAACATCGGCTTCGAGATTCTTTACCCAGCAGGCGATGTTGTCCACCTTCTCGGCCTTTGCCATGTTCAGCTCTTCCAGCCGGTCGATGTCCATAACCTCGCCGGTTTCCTGATCGATGCAGTCCAAAATCTGCGAGTTGATCTCATACAGGTTCATAGTGCTTTTTACCTCCATGCGTTCAGAGCACGAGAAACGGCCCTGAACGGCGTTTTGCGTTTTGTAGTATAACTTTGCCGGTTTACCCTAAAACCATGCTCAGAGAGCTGCGTATGCCGGTCTGAGCGCATATGTAGCGGCTATTGCTTTTTCAACGGCCTTCGCCGGGCTGCGTCTGCCAGAAAATTCTTTGCATTTTCGGCTTCCTCTGCCGGGCGGCTTGCCATGAACGCCCGGTTGCGCGGGGCATTCGCCTTTTTTGCTTCATCCCTATCGCGGGATATCCACCCGGATGCTGCTGCTTTCCAGTTCTTCATGGGATTCCGGCCCACCTTCCAGCCGTTGGATTCGTAATAGGCATGGAACCGAATAGCCTGCGTTTCTGTGCCACCCTTCTCCGCAAAGTAACTTTTCACCGTTTCAACATCTGGCGGTGAAAACCTGTTCTTGGTTGTAGGGGGCAGTGCTTCAGCGCTACTACTATCAGATACTTTAGTATCTGAATTATTATTATTTTTGTTTTTATTATAGGTTTTATCGGTTTCTGTGGGTTTCTCGGAAAACCCATGGGTTTCTGTGGGTTCTTCTGCAATCCCGTCGGTTTCAGTGGATTTTCTGGGCCTTCCGCCTTTTTTACCATTTTGTCGATTTGCAAAAATAGAGCGTTGGTACGTCTCAATGCTCCCGTTCATTGCTTCCCGCTGGGATTCAAACGCCACCTGTTCGATAAGCTCAAGGCCTTCCGGTTCGCTCCCGGTTTCCACATAGGCCCGCATAGCGTTCACGACATGACGGAACTCTGAATCTGGCAGAATATCCAACATCTTGAACGATGTGAACAGGATCAGCAGCCCTTTCGGGCGGGACATTTCGATATCGTCCACCACTAACCACCTCCTTTCCGTTTTTGAAAACCAAATGGTTTTAAAAAAAACCGATGGGTTTTCTTGGGTTTTTACAGATCAATGATCTTAACCTCTAATGGCTGCGACATCTGCATCGGACAGGCCCTTGCTGAGAAGAAGCTTTGCATTGCGCACCTCTTCCGGCATAATATTTCTTGTTGCTGGCATTTTTCTCTCCCTCATTTCTGCCGCTCAGAACGGCAAATCTTCATCGTCGTTGATAACGGCAAAATCGTCCGTGCCGGTCTCAGCCGCCTGCTGGGCGCTCTGAGCGTTTCTAGCTTCGCTGGCATAACTTTCCGTCTGTTCATCAAACCCCCGTGTAGACGTGCTGTCAGGGGCTTTCGAGCCGCAAAAGCTGACCTCACGCACCTGAATCTCATAGGCAGTGCGGTTGTTGCCCTGCTTGTCCTGATATTTCCGGGTCTGCAAGCTGCCATTGACGGCGATCATGCTGCCCTTGTCGAAATACTGGGAGATGAACTGCGCCGTCTTGCCCCACGCCACACAGGGGATAAAATCCGTCTCACGCTGCCCGTTTGCAGAGTAGCTGCGTTCGCAAGCGATGTCAAAGGAGCAGACCTCCTTGCCGCTTGTGGTGGTGCGGAGTTCCGGGGTGTGGGTCAGGCGGCCCATAATTGCAATCGTGTTCAGCATAGATCAGCCCTCCTTCGGCTGCTTCTGGGCACACGTCCAGCACAGGATGCGCCCAAACTTCTTCTTGGTGCTGGCGGCGGTCTCTGCCGGTTCCACGGTGCGGTTCTTATAAGACACCGGCTGAAGTGGTTTGCCGCAGCAGGCGCAGATAAAGGGCTGTTCCTGTGCGGGCTGCTTCTGCGGCTTGTTCACACCTGCGGGGTTTCGACCTTCTGCCGCATGATACTCGTCCGTGTCGGCATCCTTGGTATCGTCGATGCAGAACAGGCCGTTCAGGGCATACTTGCGGGCGTAGCTGCTGGATGTTCCCGTCACCTGTGCAGCGTCCATCTTGGTTTTTTGCTCCGGCTCTCTTGCGTATGCCTTCACGGAAATGCAGCCACCATCCAGAGATTCCAATTTTGCAGTGGCTTCGATGTAGTGCCACCCCTCAAGAACCTTCGGTTCATCGGAGAGCGTAAGCAGCAGGTTATGAGCCTTGAGAATAGGCTTCACTGCTTCCAAAATGTCCTCACAGGAACGATACCTGTACCCGCCGAAGGTGTTCATCTGCCCTTTCGGGGCCTTGAGTTCGCTCTGCACAGCGGCCAGAGCGGCGTAAATGCTTGTGCTTTCCATTACTCTTCATCCTCCTGATTTTCGGTCTGTTCTGCCCCTCGCGGCAGGAAATAGTAGTCGTCCGGCGGCTCAAGTGCCGGGCCGTAGCCGTCAAGGGCGAGATCATACATCGGATTCATACTGCTACCTCCGGTGCCGGGTCAATGGCGGCAGGGGAGATGTCCGGTGCAGGAATCAGCTTTCCAGCGGTCAAACGCTGCGGGGCAGGGGAGTGCTGCGTTTCGCTTGCAGGCTTCCCGAACTTGACCTCGGCACCCAGATCTTCGACCTCGACCGTGACGCGCAGGCGGTACAGGCTTCCTGCTTGACCGAGGGTAGAATAGACATCGTTCATCAGCTTGTCGATGACTTCCGGGACATAGTTCCCGCCCACAAACCTGCCGTCACTGGAAAAGCGGCCCTGAATCTCAACATAATTTTTTTCCATCTTGTAAAACCTCCGAAAATGTGTTATCTTCGGGTTGATGTGACCTGTAAAATCCATCAACCCTTGCAGCCTGCCGGTGCGCCAACATCAGCGGGCTGCTTTTTCTTTTGTGCGGCCAAAATCTCTTTGATACGGCCTTTGCCGTAGCGTGCGGCGCTCATGCGTCCCTCCGGTGCTGCCGGTAGTCCGGCTCCTCTTGCAGCATCTCCCGCACGTTGTCCATTTCTTCGGCGCACATCTCCCAGACGTTTGCCCGTGCGGAGTATCCGGCCCGGACAACAATATCATCTGATGCTTCGGCTTCTCGCTTGCAGCGTTCGGCAAGCCGCGTGTAGGATTTGACTTTGTCCTCAACGTACTCTTTGGCCGTCATCACGCCCCGCGCTCCTGATTCTCCGGATACTCCGGGTTGCGGGCGTGGGTGCGGTTGATCTTGCCGTACTTGCGCCGCTTTGCGGATCTCTCCCTGTCCTCTGCGGCAAAGCCCAGACGAGCCAGCAGAACAGCGGCCAAAATCAGCACCAGCGACACCGAAAACAGCGTGCCGGAGATGTATCCGGTGGTATGCGCAGTGCCCTCTGCGCCCATAGCTGTGCCCATTCCAACGCCGCCAAAAATGACGGCCAGCCAGTAGTAAGTAGTAGATTTGAGTTTCATTCTTTCGGGTCCTCCTTTGTGTAAACCTTTTCGAGCTTGTAAAAGTCCTTCACCCACGCCATAAATCCGGCGCGGGAGATCAGCGGAGCGGCGCTCTTGGTGTCAATAGACGGCACCGCCCATGCTGGGAAGCTGCCGGCCTGAATCATACCGGTAAAGATTGGCTCGCTCACCGAAATGTTGTTATCACGCATGATCTGGCAGCACTCTGTAATTCCCATGCTCGGCTTCACTGCCGCATCCCTCCTTTTTTCTCAGCTGCCGTTTCAGCCGAATGCGCTCCAGCCGTTCCGACTGCCTTGCATCCAAGCGCTGTTCAAGCCAGCGCTTGTTGTAGTGTTTCTTCACGGATTGACCTCCACAAACTCGCCATTTTTGATGGTATAATAAACGTTTTCTCTGATTGAAGAACCGTCTACGCGGGCCATTTTGGCACAGATCATGTGGCCGTAATCATCGTACTCGGTCAGCACCAGATAGCAGCCCAGCGCGCCGCACGCCTTACCGCAAACACCGTTTACAACAGCAATGCTATCTTTTCCGTCTGCTTTTGCGCTGCAATAATCCCCAGTGGCTGCCGCCGTGCTGTAATCGCCGCTGGAACCCGCCGTGCTGGAATCGCCGCTGGAACCCGCCGTGCTGTAATTGCCGCTGGAACCCGCCGTGCTGGAACGTCCGCTGGAACCCGCCGTGCTGTAAT